GAGATGATGTTTAAGTACATCAGAATTAAGATACTTGCGTATTAATTTTTTGACGTACTTAAACCTCTTCAAGTCCTCATCAAATTCTTCTTTAGTTGTGCAATGTGGATTGTTATAATGCTTAATTGCAAAGAAGATATAGTTATCTTCATTCAGTTCATCAAATCTCATCTAATTATCAGGTAACAGTTAGGGTAGCAGCAGCGGAAACTACTTCAGTAGCACCAGAATCGGTAGTAACTTTGACTCTGTACTGTTCACCATTGTCACCAGCAGCAGTTGCAGCAGTGGTAAAGGTGGCAGAATTTGCACTAGAGATGTCAGCAAAGGTTTCGCCAGCATCTGTGCTGAGTTGCCATTGATACTCAAGTGTGCCCGATCCAGTAGTAACTGTAGCGGCAACAGTAAAGGCTGCGGTGTTAGTAGCAGCAACAGAAATATCAGCAGGTTGAGTACCAATTGTGATAACAGCAATAGCATCAGCAGCAATTCTGTCATCAGTAAAGTCACCAGAAGTTCCAGAAGCAACATTCATATGTGCCAAACATTCTGCCTTATGACGGGTTTGACCTTCAGCGTCATAAGATTTATAAAGCCACCAACCAGGACCCCAGATACCACGCAATTTGTTTGTAGCAAGTGATGCCTCAGTGCTATCAGCAAAGATGAGTTCTCCAGGTAGAGTATCGCCACCTTTAATAACATAATCAGCGACTGCCTTAGGTGCAGTACGACGGACTGCACCTGCCAGAGTAGCATTAGTTGCTGCCACATATCCTTTATGCAGTTCAACTGTGGTGGTGTTGGTTACTTCTTTAACGATATATGATACACCGCTAAGAACTAGAATGTCTCCTACATCTACACTATCTGCAGCATTCTTCGTAACAGTAGCATCGTTCTGTGTGACTGCTACAGTGTTAGCAAAGGTGGCGGCATCAATTTTTCCGAGAATTGCCATTGGTCTCCCTAAAAGTTTTTCTTAATCTTTTTCTATTTATAAAAAAAGGGGAGTAAGACTCCCCGATCATTAGATTTTTAACAGCGTTCAACCGTCATTAGTTTCCAGAGTAGCAGGATCTCTATTCTTAATTGCCTTGGTGACAACTTCTAGAAGTTGATCATCCATGTCAGTCTTGGTCAGCTTAACCGCTTTAGCAAGAATAACAAGACAGATCTCAACCATCTTCTCACCAAGTTCTTCATTCTCTGGAATTTTAGAAACAGCATCGGTGATAATTTTTGATGCGAGTGGAAGTAAAAATGCTAGCATAATCTTATGTCAGTAGTGTTCAAAACTTATTTATCAATACTTCATTTTCATTTTTTTGCTGTCGCCGCAACCTTCATCTACAGTGTCTTCACATTTACATTCAGCAGTTCCATGTACCTCACATTTAATTCCTTTCTTAGAATTATTGCATTTACCTTCTTCCAATCCCATTTCAGATCTCCAATCTGAACGCTCTTCTTTCTTCATTCCAATTGCTTTACCAATTGCCTTACGACGCTTCATAAGGTACTTATCACTCTTATCAGTATCACCATCATTATCAACGTCAGAATCTTCCTTACCGACTGAATCAAGTCTTTTCTCATCTAAATTTTCCTCCTTCACACAGTTAGGTACATCCTTACCGCCCTTCTTCTTAGTTCCCTTTGCCTTATATCCATCCCAGCAAGAGTCAGCACCAACGTTCTTGCGTGCCTGCTTCATGCTACCTTCAAATAATTTACCTGAAGAAAGTTTAGCGATAGTAGCATCCATCAGTGATGATGAATACTCATCGGAAACCTCTTGCTTATTTTCTACTTCTCCGTAGCACTCTTTTCCAGCAATGCCCTCAGAGGATCGCTTAATTAAAGAATCCGAATAACTATCGTTGTACATTTCTTTATGGGTACTTTTTCTTTTATTTATAGATGTAGACCATTCAGGAGTCTTAGTTTTACCATACTGCTCTTTATCTTGACCGGGTGTAAGGTCCTGAAGATACTCTCTGGTCTCATCAGTTCCAAGTTCATGGACCTCACTGATATCAGAAATCCAACTTCTAAAAGTCTTATGATCTTCATCTAAGCAAATGACATAGTTAGGTCCACGCCTAATAATAGTCCCCACTTGATCGTTTCCATTACCAAATTTCATTCCTTCATGAAAGATTTCATCATTATAATACTTTTCACGAGTTTAAACCTTTGAGTATTCCGAAAAGTTATACATTAATAGTTAAATTCTATCAAACTATTTAGCTGAGCATAATATCTCTAATCTTATCCATAAGTTCTCTACAATTTTTATCAGAAATAGTTCTAGGCATTCCCGCTCTAAATGAATTGTAATCAGATTGAACCGCTGCTGCTCTCATCTTACTAGCAGACATACCTTCAGCACCATCAGCATCAGGATCTCTTTCACCAGCAGATACCACCTCTAGTTTCCTGAATGTATATTCAATTCCATTATACTTACTAATCATTTTATCATATGATTCCACGCGATCTGATCCACAGACTAGCACGCAGTCATGATATGTCCCCTGCAATTGCTGCAATGCATGAATGATAGTTTTAATATGAGGATCATATATGATGTTTCTACTCATCGTAGGAAACATTCTCTGCAATACCTCAGATTTAGTTTTAGAATCTAAGGGATTTTTCTTTTTATCTTGAGTGTGAGTAGGATAGATGAAGAAATCATCCTGCCCAGCAATGTTCTTAACTGCTAGAAGAAGTTTTTCATGTCCTATTGTTGGTGGGTTAAATCTACCCCATGCAAATACTACTCGTTTCATTTATCTCCTGTTACCCAGTCTTTGGATACGTTAAAGTTTGCTACACTAAATGACAAACGATCCACTAACTTCACAGCATTTGTGCCTCCACTGATGGCAACATAACCCTCAGGTGCTGTAACTTCATATCCATCTTCAGTCTTGAGATAAGTACCGATCTTTTCACCCTTCTCAAGTTTACGAATGAATACTAACTTCGCTTCTTGTAATAACTTATATAGTTGAACAGTGCTATTCAAAGAACTTTTATTTTTTTCAATGAACTCAAGACCATCAAACATCTTCTTAAGTTTGGTTGCCTTTGCCTTAGGAGTCTTAACTTTATCTACTGCCTTCTGACACTCCGTCTCAAAATATTTTGTGAACTCTTTATAGAAAGCATCGGGTGAAGGAACAGTTCTACCCTGGCGAACATAAGCATTAAAAAAAATTTTCAGTCGTGGTCCAATAGTCAGTTGATCCTTGGCAACAATTTGCTGAGCAACTTCATCTAAGAATGATCCTGCAGATCGTACCATTGCTGGTGCTTGAGTCCTCAGTTGTCCTAGTTTAGTTTTCTCTCCAGTTGTAAGAAGTGTATCACTACCAAGTGTTCCTATCTCTGCACTAAGGACTAGAACATCCTCAGAAGATTTAAGTTGACTGACATTAAAACCAAACGAAGCATTCATAGTGCTGACATCATTGCCAGTATATGTGGTATGAAATACTACACCAAGTTTTGCTTTCTTTGCTTTCTCATAAAGATCACTATCTTCTGGGATAGCATATGTAATAGTATTAGGTTGAAATGTAATACAGTTCTTGCCATCAATCATCTGCTGTTTTTTATCAGTGGTGAATAAAAGATCACCCTGTGCAACTCCTTTGATACCTAGTGCTGGAAGATACCTTAATGATGCTTTTAATTTCTCAACCAACCCTGCAGCGTGACCATGATTCCTATCAATGTCAGCATCAGCATAGTTTATCTTGGCATCCTTATTAAATACTGATTTAGTTCCAACGAAAAAATTATTAGTACCAGGATAGATGCCACAAAATATAGCAGGTGCGCCGTCCCATTTTGTAGTAATCTTAAATGCATTAGATCCGCCAGTGGTGAATGTCTTCGCCAACAGATCTAAGAATTTAAATGCATCAGTAGCACCTTCCTTTCCGTCAAGTAGAATGCTGTCCTCTAAGTGTTCTAAGTGAGTGTTCTTGCTCATCCGATGTATTCCTCCAGACCAGAACGTTTTTCAACATAGTTACGAATTGCTTTAGGAACACCACCAGTTCCTTTCTCCATCTTAAATCGGAACTGTACTAACTCATACCTCTTATTGTCATTCTTATTAGTCCCAGAGACTCTAACTGTAGGTAGACCACTAGCACCGGTAACATACTCAGAACTTAAACTAAGATTAGCAGGAACGTCTGCATCAGGGAATCCTACCAAAGCAACTTTTAATTTCTTAAAATCATATCTATGGAATGTGTCACCTTTAATCTCAACCAGTGCTACATTTTCTTCCTTATATGTCGCGAAATTATCCAATACTTCAACGAAGTTTTCTAACCACACTCTGCTACTAAACTTTCTTTCTAATTGATTATTAGCCCAGGTATAAACTCTCCTCATAGTATCAGCAGCAATTTCTTCAGTGGTTCCTCTCATCTCAGCAGAGTTAGCATAGAACTGCTGAACAACACTAGATGTAGATGGTTTACTGTCAAGGATCTTACCCCACAAATTATCCATTTTATCAAGAGTCCACCCACCAACTTGAGCAAACTGATCAACTTCTTTCTTCAATGAGATTTGAGTCAATCGCAACTGTGTGCCATTAACAGTACCAGGAATAGAAATGTTCTTAGAGTTATTGATGATAAGATTCACATCAACTTTTGTTCCTGTCTCATCACCAATACCATCAGCGATCACATCAATATAATCTTTCTTACCATTGCGATACATCATCAGTGCCGCAGTATTAATCTCCTGAGAATTTGCATATGAAATACATGCTGGCATTAATTCCTTCAATGCCACATACTCATCAGGATCACTAGTGAACAGCATGTCCATATTTGCTGCCGTGAGGTTTACAACAACCTTCACATCATCAAACAAAAGTTTTCTCATCTTAGGATGAGGAGCATTAGGTGACTGGAATGTCTTACCTGATGAAGTTCCAGATCTTGTAGGTTTAACTGCGTTCAAAACCTTAACGAGATCTTGTTCTGTAATTCTCTTATTCTTATTTAAAAATCTTGCAGTAATAGCAAATGCCAGAATACCTTCCGCTACATTGCCGAGGTTATACTTCTTTCTAGGACTTCCTACACTTACATTTGCCTTGATGATTGCACCCAGAGAAATCTCACCGCCACCAAGTTTAGGAAAAGAATATCCTCTACCCTTCTTAAATTGCTCCATACCAAGTTCAGCATTGGCATCAAACCTATTAGTAGTTTTTAAAAATCCCCAACGCTTATCACTCTTGTCTATGGTAACATGTCCATCTTTAGTGAGAAGAGCGACACCGTTCTGAACTTTCTCAGCAAAAGTTTTCCAATAGTGAGTGCCATTACTTGCTTTTTTGAATTCGGCAATACCCATTAAAAAACCCCCTTACGGGGGTATTTATCAGAGATCTCCTGTTACTCGGTTTTCCGAGCGTTCAATACTGAATGTTCCTTCGGGGTAACGAGCACTCAATTTTTCAAAATTCATCTGAACGATTTCCTCAAGCGAAATGTTGAGACCCATGCAAGCTTGTGCAACATACCACATGATATCCCCAAGCTCACGTTTCAGATGAAACAGGTTTTCATCGTTTACAGGTTTGCCCTGGAAAACAATCTTCTTCACAATCTCAGTAAACTCGCCTGCTTCAGCAGACATACCCACAGCAGCAGTCAGTAGACGCTCAGTAGGAAAGTCTTCCTGGTTTAGTTTGATCAGACGATCAATAAATTCAGTAAACTCTTTGCTAGGTTCTGAGGTGGTTCCGTCAACGAACTCAATATACTTATTAAGATCAATAGTCATATCAATTAAATTTAAAATCAGTAAATTTTGCTGTGGGTGTTTGAGACTTTGCTATTTCTTCAAAGTCATATTGCTCTTGTCCCGAGTCAACGATGTCAACTTGGGCAGAGTCCTCTACATCATACAACCTCATCTTTGATCTGTCAATACCTACTACAAATCTTTTGAATAAGTTGATGTCGTTATATCGGTTTTTGAGTTGCTTAACCATAAGTTGGTTGATACCCTCAAGTTCTTCTGTAGAGATAAGAGCGAACATAAGATCTGCAGTAGCAGGTAGTCCAAAAGACTCAGAGGTATCAGTAAGATCAACATCACTGCTACCATACCCAGAACGAGTAGTCTGAGTAGCCGAGACAATAGGGAGATCAAACTCACACGCAAGTCCCCTAAGTTCTTCTGCAATTGCTTTGACATAAGTATAAGAATTAACTAGTGCTCCTTTGTATCGTGATGATGCACAGATGTTGAGATAATCAATAAAAATAATATCAGGTTTAAAACTCTTCTTCAAAGACAGATCATTAAGCAATGCTTGAAAGTGACCGCTATGTGCAGATGCAGTCGGATACTCTTTGATAATTAACTTACCAGTAGTTTTCTGTGCCAGTCTCTGAACCTTAGATTCAAATAGTTGCTCAGGTAGATCTTCAATATCTTTGATATTTACGTTGAGCAGATTTGCGTCAATGCGTTCAGCGATCTTCTCCTCTGCCATTTCCAATGTGATATAAAGGACGTTCTTACCTTGAAGAAGTGACGCAGCGGCCATGTGGCACATAAACAAAGACTTACCCACACCAGTGCCAGCAAGTGCAACGTTAAGACTCTTGTTAACCAGACCACCCTTCGTAATTTTATTAAATAAGGAGAGGTCAAACGGGAGTTTGTTTTCATTTCTGTGGTAATACTCGTAACGACTTTCATAGTCTTCTATGTAGTCGTGTCCAATATGGTCGTCAAATGAAACTGCAAGAGCTTCCTGAAGAATTGACGGGATCGCATCTTCAGTTCTCTTCTCATCCTGACCATCAGCAATCTTCACACTATCTAATAGTGCCAAGTAAACTGCACGTTGCTTACACCACTTCTCAGTAGAGTCCAACAACCACTGAGAGTCAACTTCAGTATTGTCAATGTCTTGAATTTTAACCTGCAACTCTTTGTATGAATCTTCATTCAGATCCTTACGATTCTCTACCTCAATAGCAAGAACTTCTTTAGTTGGAGTCTGACCATAGGTGACAATAAAGTTGTTAATGATATCAAACAAAATCTTATCCGAATAATCGTTAAAGTATTCTGGTTTGATATAAGGAATTACCTTACGAACATAAGTATCATCACCAACTAAGTTCTTAATAATAGTACTTTCAATTGCTTCCATCAAGATCCATAGCAGAATTCTTTCTTTGCACACTCGTCAAGTGCTTGGAGAACTTCTGGGGTAAAATACTTCTCAGGATCCTTGTAGATAGCAGAAGGATATACATTCCCATGCTCAGTCTTAACACGGTTTCCAACACGCTCAAAGACTCCATGCTGTTGACCCAGTTCCAGTAGTCCATAATACTTGTCAAGTCCACGTTCGTCAAAGAATAACCTCGTTTCTACAATAGAATTTTCTTTAGTAAAGCGAGACTTATGTGCCTTCACTTTAATAATATTACCAACTTGCTCAGTACCATCTTTCTCCTTCTTCTTAGAGAGAAATAAGATACTAGAAGCAGCATACTTAAGTCCAGTGCCGCCACCCATTTCTTTCGTAGGAACGTAAGCACCAACAACATCATAAGTATGATTAGTAACAATCAGAGGAATACCTGCCCGTCCCAATTTCAGCGACAAGATTCTAAAGATAGACTTGATCACCTGAGCACGAGTCATGTCACGGGTCTCCTTACCGTCAGTGGCATCCTGCACTTCTTTAGTAGTAGACAGCATACCCAAAGAGTCTAACACAAAAAGCATTGGAGGACGATCCTCCGTTTTAAACTTCATGTACTCATCAACGATCTTGATTGCCTGAGTTCGGAACTCCTGAACTGTAGTTACAGGAACCAGACCAACATTCTTAGTACGAATCCCACGAACTTCCATCATGTCCTTAGAGATAGCAGACTCGGACTCAAAGTATGCAACCTCACCATCAGGATTCTGATCCAGAAAGTTCTTTACAATTGACAGTGCGAAGAAAGTTTTTCCTGTACTGGACTCTCCTGCGAGGGCGGTGACTTTGTTTTGGGGGAGACCACCAAAAATGCTCCCAGACACAAGAGCATTGAGGATGTAAGAGCCAGTGTCCACAAAAGTATTACAATCTCCTGCGGAGATGCCTTCATCAACAATTGACGCAAATTCATTATCCAACTCCTTGATAACGTTATTAAGAAAACTCATAATTAAGAAAAGAAACTAGTTAGTGTGCCTGTACGCTCATGCTTCCAACCAATACAGTCTAGCACATTTTTGAGAGGATCCAAGAAAGACTTCTCAAACTGTTTGGTGTAATCAACATACTTATCAAGACCAAACTCCTTTGGAATAGTATTGAAGAATGAAATAATATTCTGGTTAATAGGGTTTGGTGTTTTCAAATAGATGAATTTGATTTTTTCCCCTTCTTGGATAAGAGGAAACTTATTAGTAATCTTATGCTGCTTGAGATAGTGATTATACAATAGTGAACCTCGGACAGCAATAGGTGTGCCCTTCTTATAAATCTCTGAGTAACTTGTATAAGTACCAAGATTATTACAACCTCTAGGAAACGAAATATCTAGGTAACTTTGTTTGCGAGTATCAGATTTAATACCCGAGATGTAATCAATCATGTCGTCATTAGTTCCTTCAATCATAATCTTGTATGCTTTAAGCAGTTTATCCTTAAAGTATGCAGGGGTAGAAGAACGTTGCGTCTCCAGTCCCATGATTTTCATCTTAGGTTCCTTATAACGAACACCCTCACTGTCCCAGACGTTGAGGATATATCGTTTCTTAGCAGTCCAGATGCCACGGTTAGCGATATTCTCGCGTTTCATTACCATCTTCTGCTGATATGCATTTACATATTGTGCCAGTTCTTGGTAGCAACTTTCAATATAAGTTTCAAGTTCCACCTTACAGATCTTATCAAGGAAATTGACAACCTTCTTATCAGACGGCGTTCCTCCCTTGAATACATTCTTAACCAGATCACCCAGATCAAGATAGATGGAATCAGTATCCACAGCAATGACATAATCTTTATCACCTGATTTTAAAATTTTATTAAGATACTCATTCATCTTATTCTCAATCCATCTAATAGAGAGTTGTCCTGAAAGAGTAATTGCTTCAGCGTTTTCCAATCGGAAATACCTGAAGTATTCATTACCAATAGCACCATAAGCAGAGTTCAGTTGAATCTTACGTGCCATCTGAATGTTATTATACTTAGCGATGTCCTTAACAAGTTGAGGATCTTTAGTATTCTCATACTCTTGCTTAGCAGCAAGCATCTTCTTCTTATAAATTGTGCGCTCTGTATAGATCTTCTCCATCAACTTAGGAAGGAACCCCTGTTTCTTTGTAGTAAACAAAGTTCCATTAGGACACATGGTAACGCCGTCTAAGGTGCTTGTGTCAATCTCACGATTTAGTAGTTTGTCTACGTTAATACCACTCACACGGTCATCTAGAAGGGTCTCAGGAGAGATATTATACTGCATGATAAGGTGTGGATACAATGAGTTAAGGTCAAAGTTAACCACCCAATCATAAATGCCTGGAACAGGTTCCTTCACATAAGCACCGGCATACTGCTGATCCTTTGTACTGTCCGTCTTTGGAGGAATAACAATGTTCTGCTGTGTTAGAGCATCATAGATGATACTATCCCACATACGAACCTGATAGAATACATCCTCAAAGTTCACCTTAGCGTCGTATGCCATGGTAACAGCGAGTTCAATCAGTTTCATCTTATCTTCCAGCATGTCTACAAGTTCAACGTCATGGATGTTGTACTCAATAAACTTCTGCCAGTTGCCGCGATAGAAGTCCTGAAAGTTATCAAACTCACTATGGTCCAACTTCTGCTGACCAAGTTCTACTAGAGCAATATGATCAAGGCGATACGATTCTTGATTAGTATAAGTAAATTTCTGGTATAGATCGTAATAGTCTAGAGTTGCTACGCCAATAATGTCATAATAAATTTTCTTCTGACCCTTGACATGCAATTCACGCTCACGTACAGAGTTCCATGGAGACAATGCTCTCATATGCTTCATACTGAGTACACGATCCATGCGACGGCAGATGAATGGAATATCAAAGAACTTGACGTTCCATCCAGTCACAACATCAGGAGTCTTCTGCACCCAATATTCCTGAAACTTGAGAAGAAGTTCACGTTCATTTTGGCAATAAATGTAATGAACGTCATCTCGTGAGTTCTCAAACTCACCGCAACCCCAAGTAATAATCTTCTTACTAGTAAAATCTTTTACAGTAATGCAAAGAATTTCTTCCCGTGCTTCCTCAACACTAG